AACTATTAAAAACTATACTGCTACTGGTACTGCTGTTACATACAGCCACGTAGTTACTGCTGGATTAGATACTGCCACACTTGCAATTACAACTGATGGAGCACATCTATTTGTAGCAGACAACGACCACATTTATTCAGGTGAGATTGCAAATCCAACTGCTGGCTATTCAGAATACTATGCAACTGGTAGCGAAAAAGTAGTAATGGCTTGGGTTAAGCAACGTTTAGTTGCTGGTGTTGGTGCTGGTATTTATGAACTGACTGGCACTAAAGGCACATCACGTGCCTTGCCTACACCTATTTACACACATCCTAACTCTGACTGGACTTGGTCATCTATCTCCGAAGGTGGCTCTGCCATTTATGCTGCTGGTTACCTTGGCGGTAACTCTGCCATCTACAAGTTTGTTCTATCTACTGCTGGTGTTATGCCTACCCTGACATCAGGGATTGTAGCAGCGCAACTACCAATTGGGGAGATAGTTTACAAGATTGAGTCATACCTTGGTTACTTGATGATTGGTACCAATAAGGGTATGCGTGTGGCTAGTATTTCAGATACAACTGGTGACTTGTCTTATGGTCCACTGATATTTGAAGACACTAATGGTGTCCGTGACTTTGCATTCCGTGATAAATATGTCTGGGCAACTGGTACAATTGGGACATCTCCTGGGCTATACCGTATTGACCTAGGCACAGAAATTGAATCTCTACGCTTTGCCTATGCTAAAGATACCTACCTCAGTACTGCTACTGGCTATGCAACTAGCGTAGACTTTATAGGTAACACCAACCAACTAGCCTTTACTACATCAGGCAGCAACGGCATAGCCGTTCAATCAACTACAGTCTTGTCAACATCTGGTTCTATAAGTACGGGTAAAATTCGGTTCTCTACCTTAGAGCCTAAGAATTACAAGCGCCTTGTCGCACGTGGCACATTTACATCTGGTGAGTTTACACTATCATCCCTTGCTACAGGCGAGAATGGTACTGAAACACAGTATGACCACATTACTTACAACTCAGAAGTAGGTGCAGTAGAAGTAACTACATCTCAGCCTGAAGTAGCCCAAGAGTTTCTTGCCTATAAGTTTATATTAACGCGTGATACAACAGATACAACCACTGGCCCTACCTTTAAGGGATACCAAGCCAAAGCAACTATTGCATCTCCACGCAATAGAGTAATTCGTTTTCCTGTCTATTGTTTTGATATTGAAACAGATAGATTTAATACTGTAGTCGGCTTTGAAGGCAGAGCCTTTGAGCGTATCCAATTGTTAGAAGAGATTGAAAAGACAGGCGATGTTCTGACTTGGCAAGACTTGACAACAGGAGAATCACGACAAGCAGTAATCGAACAGGTGACCTTCACCCGTATGACACCGCCCGATAAACGCTTTGATGGTTTTGGTGGCATCATAGAGATAACCGTAAGGACAGTATAATGAGCGCGGTAGATTGGGCAGCATTATTAGTATCCATATCTGCAATTGTTGCAGCATTTGCAACAGCAGTTCGATGGATGGTTAAGCATTACTTATTTGAATTAAAAACAAACGGGGGCAGTTCAGTTAAAGACCAAGTCAATAGATTGGAAGCCCGTGTTGACCAGATTTACTTACTCCTTTGTGAGAAAGAGTAGAGCACTAGCCGCATTTTCTTTAATAGTTGGAACGTCCATATTTTTCCCTATGTTGGCACAGGCATCCTGTGTAACAACAGCACAGTCAGTAGCAGCAGCATCGACTGCAGCAACTGTTCTTAATACCGAAAACCCAGTAGCGGGTTCTGATACAGCAACTGCAACACCAGTATTGGTGCAAGATACCTGTGGTGGAGATGATGTCTCTTACCAGGTAGCCTTGCCTACTGCTATCAATTTTCAAGGTACTAACTACACAGCAGTTTATGCAACAACTAACTCAACTATTGTATTTGGCACACAAGATAATAACTATAGTAGTTTTCCAAATGCACCATCAATCTCAGTTAATGCATATGACTGGGTAGTTCTTGACCCTAATAATCCCAACCCATCTAACTCTTATCCTGCTGGATGGAGAGCACCTGATGAGCATTTAATTATTACTTCTAGTCAAGCAGGATTTCAAGTTGATTTAGCAGTTCGTCCCTATGGACAAAACGCAAGTGCTAATCCACTATCTACAATTGTAGTTACTGCTGCTATTAATCCTGATAACACATTAACCATTACTTATCTTTCAGATGTACAAGCAGGATTGAATACTCGTACAGGTGTTCGCTTGCCTGATGGACGTGTGGTTACACTAGAAGAAGCAGGACTTACTCGTGTGTATGTAGCACCAGTGGTAACTGCAGATGTTATAGAACCTGCTCCTAGTCCTTCGCCATCAACTTCGACTGAGCCAAGTCCAACGCCATCTCCAACTCCGACTCCCTCAAGCGAGCCTTCTGTTTCACCACAACCAGTTCCAACTCCGAGTCCGTCGCCCTCTGTTGAGCCAACTCCAGAGCCAACTCCAGTGCCTTCACCTTCTCCGACCAGTAACCCTGTGTTGCCAGAACCATCGCCTACTCCAACCCCTGTAGATACCAATACGCCAGCGCCAGTACCGCCAGCGCCACAGCCAGACCCAACGCCATTGCCTACTCCTGTCCCTCAGTCTGAACCTGTACCAGTTCCTGTACCAGTTCCTGAGCCTGTTCGTCCTGTCCCTGTTCCTCAGCCACCCGTGATACCCCCACAGCCTGAGCCAAGTCCAGAACCTCTGCCTCAACCTGAGCCAGCACCCCAGCCTGTGCCCGTACCAGAGCCTCCAGCAGTCGAACCTGTCCCTGAGCCTGTTCCAGTACCAGTAGAGCCTCCTGCCCCTGCAGAAGAGCCTCCTCCTGTTGAACCTGAACCTCCTGTTGCAATCCCTGACCCTGAGGGTTCAATCGGTGAGCCTCCAATGGAAGAGCCTCCTGCTCCAGTAGAGGAAGCACCTGCTCCTGAACCTCCATCAGAACCCCCTCTTGTTGAACCTATACCAGATACGCCAGAACCTGACCCTGAACCAGTAGAACCTGCTCCTGTGGTGGAACCAATCGTCCCAGAAGAACCTCACACTGAACCTCCTATCGCTTCTCCTAATGCAACTGCAGAAGAGAGACAAATAGTAGCAGAGCAACTTATCGAGGCTTCTCAAGGCACGCCGATTACAGCACAGGCTATTCAAGATGCTGGTATTACTTATCAAGACTTACCACCTGAGACACCTGTTGAAGTCCGTGAGGATGAGAACGGTAATGAGGTTGTCATCACAGCCGAAGTGGCTGCAGCGTTAGTAGTTCTTGAAAGCCCATCTGAGTTACTTAACGTAATCCTTACTGACCCAGGTCAAGCCCTGCTTGCTATTGCAAGTATCGGTGCTGATATGTCAGAAGAAGAACGTACTGAATCAGAGAAAATTATTGTCGCATCTGTGATTGCTGCACAGGCTGCAGTTAATGCAGCAGGTATGGCAGCATCAGTTGCATCATCCACTACCAGAACCCCCTCTGGTGGAGGAACAACTGGCGGAGGCGGAGCCTCTGCTGGTGAATCTAAAGCCGTAAGGAGACGTAAGCCTTGAAGATATTAAGAGATATGATTGACCAACTATGGACCTTACTAGGAATGTTTATTGCCTGGGTCGTCCTTGATGGGTCAGCAAAGACAGTAGTCGGGTATGCAATTGCTGGAACCCTTGTGGCTTGGGCAGTTACATATCGACTACGTAACCCTAAGGACGAAGAATAATGGACACATTCAAAAGCGTAATGATGAGAATCTTTGCTGTTATCGCAGCAGAATCTCTCGGAGTTATCGGTGCTGGTTCTCTAGTAGGCATCGAAGTATGGCAAGCAGGAGTATTGGCAGGTGCACTGGGTGCAGCCCGCGTACTTGAGACTCTTGCCCGCTTCTACCTAGCAGATGGACATCTATCAGCAGAAGAAATCAACGAAGCCTTTGCTAAGGTTGACAAGAAAGCGAGTGAATAATGGGACAAAGAGCAGACTTCATTGCAGTAGCAAAGACTGAACTCGGTGTTATCGAAGGTCCAAAGGACAACGAGACAAAGTATGGAGCCTTTACTAAGGCTAACTTCCTTCCTTGGTGTGGTTCATTCGTGAACTGGTGTGCCAATGAGGTAGGGCTAAAGATTCCTAACTGCGTATCGACAGTTGCAGGTGCTAAGGCATTTGAAAAGAAGGGTCAGTGGGAGTTGGCTAGTGATACAGCAACACCACTACCTGGGGATATTGTGTTCTTCGACTTCCCGAACGATGGGGTCGATAGAATAAGTCACGTCGGAATTGTCGTCAAAGACAACGCTGATGGTACAGTTACCTGTATCGAGGGCAACACAGCCCCAGATAAGAAGGGTGACCAGCGCAACGGAGGGCAAGTCTGCCTGAAGGTGCGTGCCTACAAGAAGAAGAATGGTTCCAAACTCCGCAAGTCACAAGCCGTGACTGTTGTGGGATTCGGTAAGCCAGTCTTCAAATCCTAAGGAGAACCAATGAACAAAGATAAACTGATTGCAATCGCATCAACGTACTTCCGTGCAGCATTCGCTGCCGTAACTGCACTCTATCTTGCAGGTGAGACAAGCCCTAAGGCTCTACTCTCAGCAGCAGTAGCAGCGGTTGCAGGTCCAGTGCTCAAGGCATTAGACCCAAAGGCAACTGAGTTCGGCAAGGGTTCTAAGTAACCTAAGTCTTAAGACATAAAGCCCCATCATCTTGGCAACACGCCGAGGTGGTGGGGTTCTTTTTTGTTTTTGTGCTACACTTTTCTTACTCGCAAGAGTGGGGGCGAAACCTCAATGAAGGTTACACGAGGGAAGCATCTCTTCTGCCAACTAAGATTTTTTTCTTGGGGGGTAGGGGGGCATTTCCTAAATCAGGTTGCCGAGGGTAACCTGATTAACAATTAAATAGAATTAGATAGTTCTCTTTCATTGAGTCACTCCTGTCCTCTGAAAGAGGACTATCTAACTAAAGACAGGGGATACAATGAACTTCTTTAAGAAGCAAGAGTATGTAACGGCTGATGATTTAATCGTTGAACTATCAGTTGCATTTCACGAATTGCGTATGGCAGTAGAAGAACTGCAAGAAGATATGGTTTATGTACTGTCAGTAGTTGATGACAATGATTAAACTAGATACCTATGAACTACCAGAGCACATCAGTTACTCAGCCTTTACTACATACCTGACCTGTGGTTATCAGTACTACCTAGGTCGACTGCTCAAGGTAGAAGAAGAACCATCCGTGTGGTCAGCAGGTGGGCGAGCATTCCACCTAGCAGCAGAAACGTGGGACTTAGAAAATGGTTAACACATACTGGCACGATGCGTGGATTAAAGAGATTGACGGACTTGATTTTACAAAGGCGCGAGTAGCAGGACGAGCCACTAAAGCCAACCCTGGCAAAGAAAATGGGGAGTGGTGGTATGAACAAGGTTCCATTTGGACTGACCAATATATCCAATGGCGCAAGTCAAACCCTAACTGGAAAATCTGGACCACCCCACAGGGTGTAAAGGCTATCGAGTTAGAGTTGAATCCGAACATTGCTGGTATACCAGTGAAGATGTTCATTGATAGAATCTTTGAGGTTAACGGACAACTTGTGATTGTCGACCTTAAGACATCAGCAAGACGACCAGCATCTGACTTACAACTTGGCTTCTACAAGGTAGGGGTTGAGATGATGTTAGGTGTTGAAGTCAATCTAGGAAACTACTGGATGTCTCGTGAATCGGGGACAGGAGAGATGATTGACCTAAGTAGATATACAAAGGACACGCTGGAATACTTTGTCGATGGCTTTGACAAGGCTCGAAAGGCTGGTATATTTCTACCGAACCTACAATCGTGCAGTTACTGTGGACTCACAGCACACTGCCAATTTACGAAGAAGGATAAATAATGTCAGAAGAAAACTGGAAGTTACAGGTATCAGTTAAGTCTCCGAATGGTGACCTAATTAATATCCGCGCACAATCAGCAGATGAACTCAGCGTATTGCTAGAGGGCATCACTGATTACTCAACTCAGATTGCAGCAACTAGCAAGATGATTGCTGGTGCATATACCCTATCCCCTTTGGCAACCACTACTTCAACAGTAGACACGCCTCCTTGGGCTACCTCCGCTTCCGCCCAGACATCGGCTCCATCCGCTACGGGTCTATCATCACCGACCTGCGTGCACGGCAGTCGCAAGTTCCTATCGGGAGTATCGAAGAAGAACGGCAAGCAGTACGCAATGTGGGTATGTCCACAACCACAGGGAATGGAGCAATGCGCTCCAACCAACGGCTAACACAAGAGCCAATGCTATAGTAGGAATTGGCGGAGGGGCAGTTATTCAGGGGAAGATGACTGCTCCTCTTCCAACTTAAGACAGGAATTCTCTATGAGAACATTAGTAAGAAGTGTTGGACGTTCCGACATAGGCGGTGAACCTTTACCCGCAGTATTCAAAACATTTAATACCAACAAGATTGTTTGTCGACGCTCTGAAGTATCAATGTTTGCTGGTGTGCCTGGTGTAGGTAAGTCCACGTTAGCCCTTGGTCTAGCCCTTAAGATGCAGGTTCCTACCCTGTATGTATCAGCAGATACCAACTCACACACTATGGCTATGCGTCTAGCGTCAATGATTAGTGGCAAGAACCAGACTGATGTTGAGCACCTGATGGATAAGGATACTAACTGGGCTAAGGCAGTACTTCAGAAGTCAGCCCATATTGTGTGGTCATTTGAATCCAGTCCCACTCTGTTAGATATTAACGAAGAGGTTGAAGCCTTTGAAGAACTATGGGGTTGCCCACCTCAGGCAATCTTTATCGACAACCTGATGGACGTAGCCACTGATGGTGGCGAAGAGTTTGCATCTATGCGTGCAGTGATGAAGGAGTTAAAGTACTTAGCCCGTCTTACTAATGCAGCAGTTATTGTCTTGCACCATACATCCGAAGGGGTACAAGGTAACCCGACACAGCCACGCTCTGCATTACAGGGCAAAGTCGCACAAATTCCTGCACTTATATGTACACTAGGGGTAGTGGGAACCTCAATGGCTGTCTCACCAGTAAAGAATAGATACGGAAGGGCTGATGCTAACGCTAACCTAATGTGTTGGCTGGCATTTAATCCTGAGTATATGTTCATTGATGACATACCAGAGAACGGTGGATAATGCTTAGAGAAGAAGAAGATGATATGACTCAAGAGATGCGTCAGTTTGTTGTCTTTGCAATTGATAATGAAATCAAAAAGTTAATTGAAAAGATTTTAGAACTTAGAGTTGAAAGTACTAATGAGTATCTTGATGGCGTTAATGCTGGATTAAACCTAGCAGTAAAGGCACTACACAGGGACAAGAGTGTTTTGTAATGGGGTTGCTTCACAATGGTGTCACTCGAAGAAGGTGCCAACGACCTGGCTGTAATGAGTTTGCCTACGTAAAATTGGGTATGAACTTTAAGATAATTCTATGTGCAGATTGCCGAACATCGGAGTGGAACAATGAGTCAGTCAAGGAAACATCGTGGTTACCGAAGTCAGAAAGTCTTGGCTAACTACCTTGCTGACAACGGATTCCCATTTGCGGAATCTACAGGTGCTGGTCGTAGTGGCAGCGATATTACTGGCTGTGTGGGTATAGACTTTGAAGTAAAAGCACGCACAGGATTTAATCCAGCAGCAGCAATAGCACAGTTAAAAGATAGAGCCAAGGGTGACCTTGGCGTTGTTGTCTTAAGACTCAATGGACAGGGCGAGAAGTCAATAGGTGATTGGGTTTCATTGATGAGAACAGAAGATTTAGTGTGGCTACTACGGGAAGCAGGGTACGGTGATAAAAATTGACAACGACCTGCCCTCTATCAAAGCAATCCTTGAACACTACGGGGCAACCATACGCAGTACTCACGGACAAGTCAATCTTAGGTGTCCCTTTCACGGTGACTCACACCAAAGTGGTACGGCGAA